ACTTTCCGCACACACCATTGCTGGGTCTATGGGTGTACTCCTGAGTGATGCAGCAGATAGTGCAGAACTCGCAAGTATAAGGTAAAATAGAATCATGAAAGACTTAAAACAAAAATACGACAGTGAAGATCACGAAGACGACCAGAATCAAGAGGGTGGTGATATCACCCAACTCGACGGCTCACCCGAACCTCAAGGGGTCAGCAAGGTAGCTCTCGGAGGTACAGCCAAGACTCTCTACCAGCACGACGAAGATGAGAATGTCGAGTGGATAGACCGACTCAGAGGTAAAGAAAAGAACAAAGATTTGTGTGATATTGAAGATGCATACGCCATGTTATTTGAGGGTCTCGCAGGTATTATGCGAGCCAAAAGTTGACAAGTGTGATATTATAAAATTGACTAATGCGGTTGTTGTAAATGGGCATAGTCAACAACAAACACCTCCTTTCTCATAAACAAAAACAAACACTCCAAAACATAAACCCTTGAGCAGACCGTTCTCGCAGGCGGTCTGTTTTTATATTAAAAGAACCCCAGTTAAGGGGTTCCTGTGTAAAGAGAAATGCAAGGCAAGCTTAACTACTCCACACTTGTCAAGTCTATCACACTATTTATCGTTTGTCAAGTCCTTGAGCCGTGCTCTCGAGCTTTGGTATATATCTTCTAGCTCTTGATAGGTGAACTTGTGTGTCTCCCTGCTTTTCCGTATTAACTCATCAAACACATCCTGACCGTACCGCTCTATGATTCTGGCAGCATACTCGGCTCCGTTGCCTTTTTTGTGGATGTTGCAAGAATAACACTGGGCGTGTACGTTACGCTCATCAAACATAGTTGCACTGCGTACTCGAGACACAAAATGCCCTGCGTGCATCGCTGCTCCAGTGGCATACTTTCCACAAGTGAAGCAAGTCCAGTTGTCCCGCTCTCTTATGTAGTCTGAAAATGCTTTCCAGACTCGTTTCTTAAAGACAGATAGCTTTTTAGGGTACTTTGTGGTTTCAGATCGTGCTGCTTGGTACTTGGCTCGCTGAGCTACGCCCTTGCACTTAACAGAGCAGTATTTGCTTGTGCCCCTGTGAGCCTCTTGGCTGACAGCTCGGCGGTACTCTTTACCGCACACCGAGCAAACTTTGGGTTTCTGTTTATAAAGACCCTGACTTGCACAAGCCCTTGAGCAGTACATCTTCCTATCTGATCGCATCTCGCTAGGTCTTTTATATACATCCTTACCACAGATAGGGCAACTAACTACCTTGCCAGTTCTGGGTTTATTTCCCTTTGATATCAGTAGTTCGTGTCTGTTTTTCATTTTTCTTCCTCAAGATTACTTGGTACCCGATATGAATAACATCGTAGAAATTAGAATAGCACTCCATAAATGCATCGATTGCTGTGCGGGGTACATTCGGAGCGTGAGCTAGTCCTCCCCAGAGGTAGTCATCAAATATAATGATGCCTCCTGGGTTGAGTGCCAGGTGTGAGAACACGGCATCAGTCATTACATCGGCTGCCTCATGGCTCGCATCTATATATATGACATCAAACTTCATACTGCTAAAGCGAAAGAACTCAGTGGTCTTCTGTTCCCAGATCGCTATGTTCGGATAAGGCTCAGTGTTTTTGTAGGCTCGATCTTTAACAGCTTGCATATCTATATCACTGTGCTCAACTCCACCCTTGAAAGTATCGACTGTGTGGATGAATCCCTCTTTGAAGTACTCAGCTAACCAGATGGCACTGCGTCCTTCGTAGGTACCCAACTCGAGCACGGTCACTGGCTTGTCCTTCAGATCACCAAGTGCTTGCTCCCAAATGGGGATGTTCTTGCTGAACCAGTCTTCAGTATACTCAGACATTTTCGTACCTATACGTTCCGATGTGACCCATGTGAATCGTCGGGCTACACCACACCTCGAAGCCCTGGGCTTGTGCTGCCTCATGCATCAGTACGTCTTCACCACTCCAGTTGCCCTGCTCATCTTCTTTGACGTAGAACCACGGAGCTTGCATCCCCTCGAAGACAGCCGTCTTGTATAGAGTAAAGCCGTTACCCAGTGCATTACATCTGAAGAGTTGATCTGGTAGATCGGTAAATGGCATAGTGATTCGCTTACCATTTTTATCTGCCATCTTGACTACGACTTCACGAGGGTTGCCCCGGACTGCATTGCCTCTAACAGAGTAGTTGGCTCCCACTATGTCTTTATCGTGGTCGATGAGTTTTACAATACCATCAGCCGGGAAGACCATATCGTTATCAATCGACATCAGAAAGTCGTACTTGCCTTTGACGGCTTCACGAGCGAGCCTGTTCATGCCCTGAGCCTTATCCCCACCAATCTGTATTGACACCATGTAGTCGATGCCACGAGCCTTTAACTGGTCAACCGCCCCCAGTAGTGATGTTGCTGTTTGTGCGTGGATAGTTCCTCCACAACAGATGCCTACGAGTACTTTCATTTTCTTCCTTCCATTTAGTTTTCTTCATTGTAACATAAAAGAATCCCCCATCTTCCGACAGGGGAAACCTCCAGTGGAACTCCATCCCACATTGGTATCTCTAGGATACGGTAGCGACGACTGTATCTGTAATAGATGTGTCGTGAACTGCTGTCACTGTGACAGTAGCGGTACCTGCTGCAACTGCTGTGATAAGTCCGGTATCACTTACAGTTGCTTTGCCTGTGCTTGAGCTTGAGTAGGTAACACTCACACCATTCTCAGGAGTTTCTACTGTGCCCACCTTTGGTGTAACAGTAATCTGTTGCGTGTGGTTAGTAGCTGCCGTAGCTGCTGCTAGGGCTACCGTTGCCGGGGTAGCGTTGATACCATCAACAGGGTTAGTGTCTCTTGTCGCAGCCTGTAAAGCTGCTGCGTTTGCTACTGAAGCCTCGTCTGCTGCACTAGCACGAGTATCATGGTCGTCTCTCCATGAACGTGAATCTTCTTTAGTAGCGTCGTAATTAGCTGAGTTTGCCATTTTTACTTCTCCTTTTTGTTTTTAATAGCTGGTCTGATTATATCAGTTAGCCGTTGTTTTGTGTACCGTCTGCGTTCAACCAAGGCTGGTTGTTACCAGTGGTACGTTGCTCGAAAGTTTCTTTTGGTTCTTTCTCAACCCGAGGTGTGATGTCTGCCTGAGTGGCACCTGCTGGTACTGCACTGGTTACGTTTGGACGTACAACATCAGCAGCCTTGCGTCGAGCTTGTGACTTAGACTCTGGCTTCTTAGCTTTCTTATCCTCAGTTTTCACTGGGACTTTCTTTACTTCCTTGGGGTTTGTTTGTTTTGTTCCCATAAAATCTCCTTCAAAGATTTAGTTGCTTGATCTCGAGCGATGGCTAGACCATCACGCTTACCGTCATTATACGCCAGCTTGTAAACATTTACCAGTTGATCGTAGGTATACATCCGTTCTTTGGTGTTCACCACTTCTTTTGGCATCTGGGGTAGCTTACGATTACCCCACCATAGTTTAATTTTCCGAATCATTGTATTTTCCTTTCGTCTACGATGTAGCCCTCTTCAGTTGTATCAGTTCTGATTATAACAGGTTCGACGAATGGTGCACCCTTCTTGAGTAACCGCTTGAAGTGCCTGGCATCTGGTAGCTTGGTGAATACGAACACGTTACTACCAACGTTTATCGTATAGGTTACAGTTCCAATTCGCCTATTGTTTGGCTTAAATCGCATCCGCTTAATAGGCTCAGCTCTATAAGAGAACACTTCTTTTATTACACCCTTGAGTTTTTCTAACACTTACTCCTCCATGATCTCGAAGTCGGCGATGGGGATGATGTGTAGGAGAGTTCCCTTACGCCTGTACGTCGGGTACTTTTTCATTTTACTACATGCCATCCGGTACCTGTGGGGATACTCCCGGTTGCCATGCTTGTCTTCGTAAGATATTTCAATCTCCATGGTGGCACCACTGACAAGTCTCCTCTCAGCGATGCCCACCTTCTCACCATCCCACCACGGCGTTTCGATTGTGTATTTAATTACCATGTTTTTTAGTTCGACGGCTCTTACGTCCACCTACCGCCCCAGCCAATCTCGCACGCTCTCTTCCAGTAAGACCATCCGCACCTTTATGTTGACTCGCAAAGCCTCCAGTTTTTCCAAGCTTCCCCCCTTTCGCTCCGATGACGGCATAGAAGTCCTCACCGTATTTAGCTTTATTTACTCTGGCAGCTTTCTCGCCACCGCTTTTAGTACCCGCCATTATTTCTTACCTTTCTTCTTACTGAAGTGATCGTTAGCCATAATGACAACAAACGCCAGTAATACTATTAGTAATATTCTACCCATTATCTTATCCCTTTCGCTTCATCACCCCAGTTCTTCATGAGGCTCTGACATCCGTTAATGTGCAAGGTGGCACCTTTGACTTCCACTTCTAGGTAGTCCCGGCGTGCCTTCAGGCTGCTTAACCGGATGGTAATACGTTGCTCCATCTCAGTAACAGTAACCTTGTCACTCCGGTTCTCGGCTTCTGCATTCATCTTAGATCGCAACTCGTTCTCTTCTTTGATGACCTTCGCTTCAGCTTGCCTATATGTTTTCAACGCTGTGGCGTAGTGATCGTACAAGAGGGTAGCGTACCCAAGAAACTCTGAGAAGTGATTAGGTAGCTGAGCCGGGTCTGACCCTACACCCTTTTGGATATAGTCGAGCTTCAGTTGCCTCAGCTTATTTACTACATCGTCAGACTTAAACTCAGCCATGTTATTTATCCTCTGGCACTACATCTGGTGTGGGTTCTTCATCACCGAACACCGCATCTAGTGTTGCCTTAGTTTCTTCATCTATGGGTGCACCACCAACATGCTCGACCTGCTTAGGTGGTTCGGGAATTGGCTCTTCGCCTGCCATCTTCTTCATTTCGTTATAGATGAACTGTACCTGATTACAGAGTGGTATTGCCCACGGCGGTACTCCTTCACCAACTACAGGGGTATTCTTCTGTGCCCACTGATCTGCGTACCCTTCAGCACCTGTGGCTTGCTGGGCGGTAGCCTGAGCTGGTGTGTCGGCTGGACGCTGTACACCTTCCGGTATCTGCACACTGGAGAACTTCCAGTACTCAGTGCCCTTCTGACTCTTGGCATACTTCAGATCACCGTAAACATGCATCCCTGGGTGTAAACTATTTCCCACTTGCTTACCAATAGAGACGGCTTTGTCTTGCCCCTCAACTTGGCACCACCAGTTTTGAATAGGCTTGGCACCTGGTTGCTGTGGTGTCCAGGGGTCACCGAGTGGGTCAGCCTTTAATATCTTAAAGAAATCTGCCATGCTATTTCTTTCCTCTCAGCTTTAATGCTTTATCCATTAGTGCGAGGATAGCTTCCGGGTCACCGCTTTTGACTACGCTCTCAACAGTTAGTTTGATAACCGAATCTGATGCTTCTCTCAACGCCTTAGCGAGACGGAGGTTCTCTTCGATAGTACCGATGCCAATGATACCAGTACGTACCTCTGTGCACTCACCCTTCTTGTTCTCTATAGGGATAACGATTGCGATAGGTTGTCCCTCAAAATCTGCGAGCAACTCTTCCACACCGTCTTCGTGCTTGGTTTTCATCTTCTTTCGAGCTGCAAGAATTTCCTTGTGCCCGCCTGTACCGAGTTCTACTTCGTTCCTATAAACTTTTTTAGCCATTACTTTTTACCTTTCTTCTTGTTATCTGGTTTGATAATTCCACCGAGTGCTTCAAGCAATGCTTCTTGCACCTCTTTAGGGAGCTGGCTAGGGTCGGTGATTACCTGGATACCACTGTCACTGTCTTCGTGAGTCTCAGGGATAGGCACACCGTGCTTCTCGGCAAGCTCTACAACCGCCTCGTGCCAGTTGCGATGGATGCCGTACTTACCCCAGTGAATACCGATCTCGAGTACGTCATGTACACTCAGATGTTCGTTCTCTTCAACGGCTTCCATATCTAGGTAGGGGTCGCCATCACTGTCCTCTTCGATGTAGTTGCTGATCTCGTGGCGTTCAAGCCAGTCGTAGCTACGCTCCAAGTCACTGTGGATGCCTTGGTTGGCTACTACTAGGAACCTCTCGAGGAACTCAGTATACCTGTTTTTCTTATCTGTAGATTTCTTTTCTGGTCGCTTCATTTATATCTCCATTTCCATAAATTTCTTATACTGCTCTGGGAACTCACCTTTGAGTTTCGTCATCATCTCTGCTGGCGAGAGGTCATTCCACTCCTTGTAACCCTGGTACGCTTTGACTTTGTGCCACGGCAGGAACCCTTCAAATGATGGGAGCTGCTTGCTGGCAAATGCTAACTGGATGTCGTCGATTTCTTTATCGATCTCTTCCTTGTAGTCAAGCGGGTTGATTGCGAACGAGCACAACCTGTAGTCGTCAGCGTTCAGGTAGTGGAGGAACCCACGGTTCACACCATCACCCAAACAGTAGTACGCTAACTGTAGTGCGTGGTGTAGGTACGGAATACCAACACCCTTCTCAATATCCACGACACCCTTGTACCTACCACTGGCTGACACCTTGTCATACGCCATCTTGGTAGAGGACTTGATCTCATGGTATATCCACTCGTCGCCAACCTTCTGAGATAGATCGATGAATCCTACGCCACCCCTGTAGCTACCTTCCTTCTGCAAGACAAACTCACCTGTTATGACGGAGCCGGGGACATTCTTTACAGGTATACCAGGCTCTACATTTCTAGCGTCAATACCAGTGAGCATTTCTATAGCCCGGTCTTCCACGTCGTTACCACGTTGGAACTTACCAAGCACGTAAGGGTCGAACTCATCGGGCACACCGATAAGGTCAAGCACTGCCCATAGCGTAGGCTTACCCAACTTACCACCAGAGATTTTACCGGAGCGTTCTCGCTCTGCTTGCTTCTTCTCGTTGGTTGCTACAAGCTTTTTGTGAATCTTATCACCGAACTCATAGATGCGAGTTGGGTTATTTCTTCCGATTGTTTGACGCATTGCTGTTGCCACGCTTGGTCTCCTTCTTCTTTAGTTTAAGTTCTTCTCCATTTAATTTGCTAGAACGGTCGAGGGTTCGGTACCTCTGGTAGAGATGCAAGTCCAGCCAGCTCAACGTCACCCACTGTCAGTGGTCGACCATGCTGTCCATCCTCACCGTTTCCAAACAGCTCGTCATGCTTACCGTCAGCCATTGCTTCGAGTGCATAGAACTGTGCGAACACCTGCTCAATAGTGGTACCCCTCTTGTGAATCTCTGTTATCAAATCCTCTGTTGGTGTGTCTCTCATAATAGCTGTCTTACCATACCCACGCATGTATGCTGGTGATTCATATGGTTGAACGTCCTGTATGAGATGCATAATTTTCTCCTTCCGCTTGCCTTATTAGTTGTGATAGGAGTGTAGCACAAGCATATGCTGTTGTCAAGTGCGAGTGTACATTCCTGTGGATAAATGCTAGTCCTTATATTGTTTTACTACAGGTATATCACCGTCTTTGATCTCGCTGTCCTTCGGTATCCAGTCTTCCGGTATCTCAATGATGCGAGTGTTATCCCAGCCAAACTCGAGGAACCTATTGTCATAGTCGAGTGGCATGTTGCGTGACTTGATGACCTTTACATAGAATCTGTCTGATTCAAACTCATTCTCAAGATTCTTACGTGATGCGACCATAGCGATGTCGGCATCATAGCCAATCGCTGAGGTACCCATCAGGTCTTCTACTTCAATGTCTGTCCACTTACGTTTGAACTTGCCACCGTCGCTCTTACGCAGGCTGACGATGACGATGAATGGTACTTTATATTTCAGTGCCATAGCCTTCATCATTTTGCTCATCTTAGCCACCTCGTCCAGCGTCATACCTCGCCCAAGATACTGAAGGTAGTCGAGTATCATGAGCTTGGCTCCGTACTCAATAGCGTTAGCGAACAGTGGCTCAAGATGTCGGTAGTCAATCTGATACTCAGACTGGAACATGATGTCCAGATCATCTAGCTTGCCACCATTCATGTACTTGAGTCGTGACCCGGCTTCAGTCTTGAGCATCTCCAGTGTAATGAATCCAACCGTGTGCTCCTTCGCTACATTGACCGCAATGTTCTGAGCGAGTGCACTCTTACCGTTGTTAGTTTCACCCCCTACCAACAACAGCTCGCCCGGTTTGAGTCCACCAATCATGGCATCCAGTGATGGATACCCGGTTGAGATTCCACTGACCTTGCCCCATAGCTTACTGGCTTCGTTGATCTCCTCAGTGATCTCAGTGATGTGAGTCCAGGTACCCTTGTCTTCAGTCTCACGATTAGCAAGCTCAGTTTCTGCACCAATCGTCAAGTCTTCCAGAGTCTCTGGCTCTAGCTCGCTCAAGTGCTTGACTACTTGCTTGGCTTGATATTCTGTTCGCTCTTTCTTAGCTTCGCTTTCGCTTCGTTCAACCTTTTTGTCCATGCTTGTACCCTCTTTCTTTGTTCTCTGATCTCGGGTAGCGTGACCGACCTGTCTTCACGCCACCACTGTAATAGCTTATTCAACCACAACTTCTCACTCGCAACCGACTGCTGAATCAAGTATACCTTTCGCTCTTCCGACGGCATACTGAGTAGCAAATCTAGTAGCTGCTTACTCTGCATTGATGGCTGCGAGTCCTTCCCGGCGTACCTCTTCATCAGATCGTGCACCGTTAGGGTTGAAGTAGATTCCTTTCGGAGCCACCTTCACTGCATCTACCTCCGGTACTGGCTTACTCATTTCCCAGATCAGTAGCTTCTCCACCTGATCGAATCGTTCGTCGATCTGATCTTTACCGTAGAAGTTGCTCTCGATAAGGATGTTCATTTCATCGTTAGCCACCACCTCGAGTAGTTCTTCCGGATGTCGCTCGAGTGCGTAACCAAACTCAACTGCACTACCGTAACCGCTTGACCATGTGTCACTGTGCTCATTGATTCTGAATATGATACGCCTTAGAAACTCTGGATGTGATACCACTGCAAGATCAGTAATGGTGAGTGGCTCATCATGTCGCTTGAGTATTACCTCGGTGTGACCACATGAGTTGCTCTCCATGCCTACGATCTGAGTACGAACACCACCAGCCTCGAGTGCATCCACTAGTCGTAGGATACGCTCGCCCCTGTGAATGATATCCTTCTGATCTACACTCCATATCTGAGTTACGTTTATGAGGATGTTCACCCGACGGTTGCGTGCGTTGCCGTTGTGCATTGAACCCCACGCTTCCGGGATGCCCTCCATGTATCTACCCATATCGATATAGTCACCAACCACGTCGTAGTCTTCAAGCTGCCCGGCTTCACTGTCGTCTTTGATTCTCAACTCGGCGGGGTCGAACTTCACTACTGTCTGTGGCTTATTGCGAAACACATCCATCGCCTGCTTGTATGAGTTGAATGCGTTGAAGCTACCACCACCCGATTGACTCGACTCTCCACCTCTTCGTGCGACTGGCATTTCCTTCTGCATGTAGTCGAACATGTTGTCCAGACCATCGAACTTCGCCACTAGTGCACCGGGTCGGAGGAAGTTCAAGTACTTGTGTTTCTTATTCATGGTGGCAATGGTGAACCCACCACCACTCTGCTTTACATCTATGTCATCATCGTTAATCACGGTGACCTCCTAGAATGGTACGTCTGTTGTTAAACCTTTTACCAACTCTTGAGCTGATGGCTGGTCGACTTCTTTAGGTAGTTCTTTCGGAACCTCGCTTGCAAACTTCTCGAATATCTTAGTGGCAACCTGTCGTACATCAGTCTTCTTGTCATCTGGTACTGAACCCAGCAGTGTTGCGTCAATCACCTCATCAAGTGGCTGCCCTATATTGAGTAGCTTGCTGCCCTTCTGTGTAGCACGAGGTGAGATGAGTGCTCGTATATTCTTCTCTGCAACGTAGTCTCGTGCTGCTCGAACCGCCATGTACCATGCACCACCATTCAAACCGATGGTGAGGTTCTTTTCAAGATCGTCGTCAATCAACCACTCGATAATAGCGAACCTATCTAGCGTGGCTGCATCCAACTGGTTGCGTCCAACATACTGTCGGTTGGCACCATTACCAAATGTGTTAGCACTAGCAATGAATACGAAGTCGTCGTGCTTCTTAATCATGGCATCCGGGAATGCTGCCAGTCCGTTTGATAGTGCTGCGTTGATGGTGATGAGCACGTTTGCATTACCTGCATCGATCTCGTCCATCAAGAAGACACCACCGTTTTCGTATGCATCTCTGAAGTGTGTACGAACGTACTGACCATTAGCTGCCATGTATCCCATGATGTCTGTCTTGGTAGTCTGAGCACCAACTGAGATTGAGTAGAAGTCCAGCCCTAGTGCTGTCGACACCTGCTCGGCTGCGTGAGTCTTACCAGTACCAGCCATACCTACTAACAGAGGTGATAGTCTTAGCAATGCGTAGTTAATGAGCTGCTCGAGTTGTTTGTGCTTGAGACCCTCAACTACATTTACATTTTCACCAACCTTCACTTCAAGTTGCTGCTTGCTCTTTATCATGTCCCGGAGTTCTTTCAACTCACCATCAACAGATGACTCGATCTTCTGCTCCAGTTTATCCTTCAGATTGAACAGACCATACAGATCGTCGGCTGTTTCTTGAGCCTTCTGATCTGGTGTGCGTGCTTCACGCTTCTCTTCTTCTTTCTTCTTTTCTTCCGCTTCTTTATCTGGACGTGGAGCAATACGCTCAAGATTCTGGTCAACCGTCCGCTTGGTGTATGGTTTTCTTACTCGAGTGTCACCATTATCGTACTCAACAGTAACTGTACGCTGCGTAACAGAGGTGACTGTGCCCTCTTGCCCTGTGTCTTTGTGTCGTACTCGATCACCTTCGACCACGTTTTCTTTAGCAAGCTGCTCGATCTCGGCACCTTCAACTTCACTACTAGGCTGCACACCTTCCGGCGTAATGTCACCCAGGGGTAGCTCATACAACAGACCATTCACATCAACCTGAGCTGTGCCCTGGCTGTTACTTACTCGACGAACCGTACCCCAACCGTGAGGTGTCTGAACTCTACTACCATTTTCAATAACCTCTTTCCAAGCCATATATCGTACCCTCTATTCCCCTTCTTTTAATTGTTTTAATCTATCAAATGTAACCATCAAATCCTCGTACTTGCCAATAGGCATGGTGCCTATATCGTTTTCGTACCTCAAGTATGTTGCTCGTGATACTCCAATGAGCATCGCTGCATCCTGTTGAGTCAGACCCAACTCGACCCGCAACTCTTCGAGGTTATTTACTATCTCGTTCATTCAATGCCTTTCGTACATTCTTAATTACTCGACCGATGTAGATGTGGCGTAGTGCTCGTGCTGTGTCTTTCGGTACCTTTAACCGTTTATGAAGTGTCTTCTCCATGTCCCGGTAGATCACTGGTACTAGGTGATCGACGATGCTCACACCCACACCCATCTCAACAGATTGAGTTTCCATCACCATCTTACGCCACTGTCTGTCTGGTAGGTTCTCGACTGCATCCTGCATGTACTCGAGTGCCTCGTTGCTTGCCTCGGCAAGTATCTTTTCACCCTCGTGCATGAGCTTCTCTTGCTTATCTATCCATTCAATCGTGTCTTTGTCAAGATCAGGCATCATGCTCGTACTCCTTGATGGTCAAGTGTCGTGCTGCCTGGGCTGCTTGAATGCTCAAGTCCATAGCCATAACCATTTTATCTCTTCCCTCAAGCTCACACTCGTGCTTGAGTACGTGGAGTGACTCGATAAAACTATCATAGTCTTTCGGTGGTTCCAGTATATACCTCGCTGCCGTGTCTTGTGCTTGGCTTTTTCGTTTCATTTTCTCCCTCTCATTTGTTTAATATATTATACAATATCAGTTGACTCATGCTTGTGCAAGTTCACCATCCAGTCCCACATAGTTACCGTTCTCGTACTTGTACAGTTGATCTCGGTTCTGTCCCTGATACTCAGATGCAAGCCACTCTCGTACTGCATCGTAGTCCTCGAACTCTTCATCGTAGTAGTTTGAGTATAGTTTTACTGGTATGTTAAACGCTTCAATGTAGTTCACCACACTCAGAGGGTCGGTGAATAAACTCGTTCTTCCCTCCCAGTATTTAGCAAACTCCTCACAAAAGTTAGGGTGCTTCTCTTGTAACTCTTTTGTGAAGAAGTACATCTTCCTACAATCTCCGAACTTAAAATGTATCACGCTCTCGGTCTCTCCGTATGCGTCAATTGTACTGTCTTTCTTGAATCTGTAGCTCATTACTTCTCCTCCTCAATTTCTTTTACTTGTGCTAGGTTGAACACTCGGTAGTACCGAATGAACTTCTCTTTCTTCTCTTCGTCTTCTTTCACCACCTGAATAGGTGTTCCCTTCTCTCCTTTCTGTACTTGATAACCGTGCTCCTGCCACTGTCGATAGGTAGCCCACTGGTTCTCGATGTACTTCTTGGCTCGTGCTTCTAAGTTTAGAAATCCAGCGTTCTTACCTTGATACTCCGTGCCTGTGAAATAGTTCTGTGCTGTACTCATATGATGCCATTCTCCTCGAACTCTTCTGTTAAGTTGAACTTCTCTCCTGTCTTGACGAAATGATCTTGCCACTCGAACAGTTCTTGATAGCTCATGCTCTCTTGACTGTTGCTCCAGTCGATAGCCTGATCTCGTGCTTCTTCTCGTATCTTTGGTTGTGTCATCTTCATGAGAAGTACCTCTCATTCAATCGTTCTTTACTAGGGTACTGCTTGACCACGTTCTCGACTGACTGGTGTCTTGTCTGAACTACCTTCTGTAAGCTGAAGTCGTGCGAGTACTCCTCGATCTTGTACTCTAGCTCGTCCTCGTCCTCTTCAATCAAGAAGTTGTAGTACCCTGAACCGTGATACTCTGGGTATCTTGTGTGCATCTTAGCTATGAACATCACTCGTCCTCCTCTATATTTTTAATCGTGTAAATTGCTATGTTACCTGACTGCTCTAACAGTTCTCGTAGTTTAATCTCGTCCATTATCGTGCTCCTTCTAACCATCTGTTATATATCTCATCGTAGGTGTACATCGCTTGTGGCTGTTGTGTTGCCCACTGAAACGCCCACTCCCTGAGTACACTGTCTTCACATCCCTCTTGGAATAGTCCACTCATGTATGCATATATCTCTGGTGCATACTTCCAGATGTCTACTCGTCTACACTTGGTAGCTAGTAAACTCTTGAACTGCTGCTCGTCTAATTCATATACGCTCATCACAACTGAACTCCCTTCAATATTAGTACTAGTGCTATATATTCCGCTTGCTGTCTGTCTGTCATATGAACTCCAATGGTGCTACCTCGTGAAATGCTATTGCATCTTGCTCAAGTGCTACCTTCAATTCTCTAATGGTGTTGATGATCTTCTCTCTGTCATCTGCTACCAGTACAGTGACGCTGTCTTCTTCATTGCCTAACCATGACCCTAGTGCATTTTGCATAGTCCACCCCTGGTGGTATCTGTTGAGTATAGCTTTTAGCTTGCTCACATCCACCTTGTGAGTGGTGTTATTGCTACCAATGAATAATTCAATCGTGCTCATGTCGTGCTCCTTATGCTTTAGTTATCTTATACGCTAGTCGTGCTTGCTTTAGTAGCATCTTGTGGCGTTTTATGTCACGCTTTAACTCCCCAATTGCTACTCTGTGCTCCTGCTTGGCTTTACGCCATGCAATAAGCCCTTCTGTTGTTTTTGTTTTTTTGAACATGTGCATGCTCCTTTCTCTTAATTTTTTGAACAGGGTTTACCCCCGTTATAAGCGGTATAATCTTATATTGTCACGTCTGACTAGGGAAGAAGTACCACCTATAACAGAGGTGGGACGTTTTTGTCACGCTATCACTAGCCCGTCCCGTCTCTGTTATAACTTTTTGATCATAACCATACTTGATATGTTCAGAGGATGCTTATAATTATTTTGCTATCCGTTACTGTCACATGCTTATGTGGTTATGATCTGGCTAGTTATAATGTTAAGTTACTACTAGTAGTATAGTTAACGGTATGTTTAACCGACGGCTTGCCCGCTATACGTTACCTCTTCCGTGTATTTTACAGATATAATATCCAGATAGCCTCTGTAGCCCGCCCTCATAAACTGTAAACGATAGGCTTGCTATCTGAGTATGAGTTCCGAGCCCTTATGACCATCCCACTACTTGAGGGTTTGGCTATTGAATAACCTTATAAGGTATAACCCCGTATTATTCAATGCTCTAGTTTGTAAAGTGCTGATCTGCTTGCCTTGCTGATCTACACCCATAATAGCAAACACATAAGCACATGTCAAGTCTTTTTGTATAGAATATTGTACTTTATCCACAGTTACCTCTGTAAAAATCCTCCCTCAGATTGCTTGCCAGTCTGTCATTCACCCACAAACAGACACCAATAACGTATATATCCCGGGCTGTCATTGCTATCCACTTTTAGCTCATCAGAATAATAGAATACGTATATAATGATGCAATAATGCAACGATATGCACAGTGTAGCTGCATCTCTCACACCCTAGCATCTTATCACCTCTGTTATTTATGCATACACTTATCTACTTATCAGATGTAATGTCGCACAATATGTATTTTGCGACTATAGAATCTGTCAAGTCTACCTCTGTTAGCCATAATATAATTGGTGTATGTCAATAGCATATCAACAGACAAAATAATCAAATTATTTTGTAATATAGAATTATATAGACTAGTGAGCACCCCCCCACCCCCGTAATCCGTGGGTTCCCATCAGTACTATAATAAGGATAATAGACCCCCCCATTCATATATCCCTGACCGACATATAGTATACAAACCATTTACAACATGTGACCAAATTGGTACAATGGTATACATGAAGATGATTAGATTAGAACCAGACTTATATCAACAGATCAAAGAGGTTGCTCAGGCGGAAGATAGAACCCTCCAGGCACAGGTAAATAGGACGCTTAGGCGGGCTTTGGGAGTCCCAAATGAAACACCCCCCTCCCAAAAAAATATTGATGTCTCAGACCTGCTAAAAAATTCGGAGCCTACGGCTCAGGAAGACTTCGGTGTGGTTTCAGTTAAGCATGTTGATGAGACTGTGCCTACTGATTTGGAATTTGAATGTTGCCGGAATGAAACTCGACCTTGTAAACACTGGGTGTGGGATTCTGCGTCTGGAGAGGGCTATCGTAATCTATTAAGTGGGAGATTTAGAGAGGCAGAATAATGGGGAAGGGCAGAAGGCAAGCATTCGGCGAGTCTCCAGAGGAGATTCTCCTTAAACAGCGTCTCGGGACGTTTGAATATGAGCGTCGGAAGAAAATGCAGCAAGCTGAGATCAAGCCTCGTATGTTTACCCGGGAGTTCCCCGGTGATTGGGGCAAGGGCGAGATTACTTATTTTGGTGAAGGCTACACTATCAATCCGGAGGTTCTTAAACAGATTGAAGAAATCAAGCAGATTCAGTGGGGCAAACCCCGACAGATGGGCTGGGGTGTCAATCAGATGGTAGAGTATAAAAAAATGATCGAGCAATTCAAGGAGGGAAATGATGAGCCGAAAAAAGACCCGATCGAAGAGTGGGCGGATGAATGGGCACGACAACAAGGTATGGGCTGAGTCGAACTATTTTACCTGTGAGTCTAAAAAAGCCTTCCCATCATATAGGGAGGCTGCCGAGTTTAATAATTCCATTAGAAAGCATGGTTCTATCCGGGCTAAGGGGAAGCGAATCGAACGGATGGAAGTGTATCGGTGCATCCGGTGTCGCCAGTTCCACATAGGACATCCACCTAGGAAGAATCAGATTCAATATCGATAATCTCTTTCTGTTCAGGCGGTTTATCGAATGTCAGGTAAACGACTTTTTCCTCTTTGGAAGCGATCTTTACAGTAGGACTTCCTACCTTGTGCCGGATACCTTCTATAGCGAGATCGGCTCGGACTTTCTCTGACCGAGCACCTTTAACGAGTTCTTTGGCAGTTTTGAGTGACAACTGAGAAAACTCTTCCATTTCCTCTTGATAGTTCATTATGGCTGGTTGCATGTATTGTGCAGCCAGTTTTTGTTTAGCAGCGTGTTTTATTTGTCCCGCAGCCGTTTTGCGATCTGGGCTACCAGGTTCAGACTGATTAAACTTAATAACCGCAGGATGCTCAGGGTAGGCTTCACGAAAAGCAGGGGATGGGTTATTTCCCTGCTCAACCAAGACAATAAATGTCTTATCTCCTTCGCTAAGCCTACGATTCGCCATTTTACCAGTTTGGTTTCACTATTGGTTTAGTCCCAAAGATAGGAGGTTCGACCACCTGAGTCTCCTCATCTTGATCGTATCTGGAGTGAGTTACTCGCTGCTGCTCTTCTACTGGGATTTCTCTCTGTACGGCACGCATTTGCCCAGTCAGAGGGTCTTTCTCATGGACTATTTCTGTTTGAATAGTCTGCTGATTACGAGCAGATGTTCTAAAAGCATACGAGTTTTGCTCCCGGGCTTCACTCATAGTCTGTGGCGGTTGGACAAACGGCTCCCTAAAGTTCTGGTGAGCGTTTCGATCTTGGTCAATTATTTGTTTATGGTATGACAAGTCCTGATCTAGCACCCCTTTATTCTGGGCTGCAATGGCTGCCTGATACGCAATGCCCTGGTGATATTTAGTAAATGGCTCCGCAGTCAGAGGGTTCACCTCGTCTGGTACTGGGAGCTTCCTAAGATACACCGTATAGATGCCGAATCTATCGTAGAGAGCTTGAGCGATGGCTTCGATAGGGGCTGTGTGAATTGAGACGCTTTCTAAGAAACTGGGGTCAACCCCCGGTTCCAAAGTCTCACTTGGTACCACATCGGGTTGGTTTGGAACCGCAGGTTCGACTGGAGCCTCAAAGTCGTCTGGTTGCAAAGGTGCTTCATTATCTGGAACACCTGTTAATGCTCGCTGTGCTTCTTCTTCCGGGCTAATCTGAAGCTCGGGCGGAACTCGCAAGGATTCCTCACGCATTCGCTTCAGCTCCTCTTCAGATGGTCGAGGGAACTTCGGTGCTGGTTTCGGCTCTGCGGGAGCTTCTGCCAGCTTACTTTTAAGGAACGCTACTACCTCTGGGGGTAGGGCTTTCTCTGATGCCATTTTTTTATTATGCATGAACCGTACACCACCTGGTGTATCGAATGCTGCATATTCGCCAAAGATTGCTTTTGCCATTCTAGTTCTCCAGATCGTTACGGACACGATTGATGATACTGGCTTCATTGTCTATACGACGGATAAGCTCAGAAAGTTGCATACCAGTCTGAGAAACGCCGTTTTCTACCCCTGGTAAGTCTGTAGTGGTAGCTACTGCCGGATGTGGTTCCTGGGGCAGGATGTTTTGTACTCGGTTTACAAGAGAACGAACCTCTTGTTCGAGATTACTTACTGCTGCCGTAGCTCGCTCGAGTAAGCGTTCTACCTCGCCTTGTGGCTGTGGCGTGCCAGCAAGCTTGGCACCGCCTAGATCAGTTATTGGTTGGTTTTGTGTTAAAGGGTCACCCATTTTATTTACCTCATTTTCCTTTAATGGTTTGTTGTACTTGGAGTATATCATAAATTAAAAAGCTCCCGAAGGAGCTGCCCTAGTCCGTATTTCAGGAGAGTGACATTACTGGGGCGGGCTTCCCAATAATTAGGTCACGCAAGTATGCACCTTAATTCTATCATAAAGTCAAAACCCCCAGCACACTGATTATTAGCTGGGGGGTCTGAGGGTAAAAATAGGTAAAAAAACCTATTTTCAAAAATTGAAAGAGCTTGTTCACCAGGGGTGATACACGCCTCCATTATATCATACTGTACGGCTTACTGCGAGAGTTTACGCTGGCTAGGCGACTCGTCTTACGGCGTACCAGAAGCACTATAACAAGCCTGACTTCTTGAGTATAGCCCTAGCTTCTTGTTTTGTAAGCACCCCAGCTATTACTAATCTGTATAGACTGGCTGCTGTAATTTTTGTAACTTCCATTTTTCCTCCATTACTGGGACACTTCTTCCCCCGTGAAGAGAAGAAGAACCCTGATTCTTTAATCAACCCCTCCGTCTCTGCTGTTCCTGTGTGGCGGTAGCGAATTATGACTCTCATGTTTGCTACTCTTCTCTCGGCGTGTCCCTTAACCAGTGCCGAGTCCCCGTGCCATACCAGCAAAGCGGTGTTTACAAAGGTACCGATGCCCCCGTCCGAAAACGGGCTTCACTTGGTGTGGTTGTCAAACTGGTAAAGACAGAGCCACGACATCGTAACCTTTGCTTTGTCGGTTACATTTTACTGTTCCACCGAAAAGCCAGCGTTGTGATTGATATTTTTAAGACCAAAAAACCCAGCAGGATTAACTACTGGGTCAGTTGGATGTCGTTGCTAAACACAACAGGCGAGTTTCTCTCGCTTACTTGTATTATAGCATTCTGTTTAGATTTCGACATAACTTAATACTATTCTCATGGTATTATAAAGTCAACACAGAAATCGAAATGGAGCGAAAATGGAAAATAAATTACCGTATCCCCACCAAAAACAGATGGAGTTCATGCTTCATCCAGCCAGATTCAAGGCTCTAGTGTGGGGTCGACGTAGTGGAAAATCACTAGGTATAGCGTTGTACACGATGCTCAAGGCACTAGAAAAACCAGGTAATTATTACATCATTGCTCCAACTTACACCCAAGCTAAGTCAATTTATTGGTCAGACATCATCAAAGTCCTCGTTCCGGGGGCTATTGTTAATGATAAGAATGAATCTGAATTATTTATTGAGTTTGAGCCACTCCATTACAAGCTAGAAACCAAGCACATTCTTGGCTACGATATTGACTCTGACCACACGAAGTCGCAGATTCCATCCAGAATCTACCTAAAAGGGGCTAATAACCCAGATTCCCTTCGTGGTGTCAAGCTTTCAGGTGCAGTTCTCGACGAGTTCGCCTTCTTCCAGTATGCAAATGACACCTGGCGTAAGATCATCCGCCCAGCACTGGCTGACCTTCAGGGGTGGGCTATTTTCTCGTCTACTCCGGACGGTGTTCACAACACCTTCTTCGACATCGTTGAGATTGCCAAACGTCACATGGAAGAGTCGAACAACCCAATAAATAGCAAATGGTTCTATTCTCACGCTACTATGCTTGATAACACATCAATCGCTCACCGAGTAGAAGAGTGGAACGATACCAAAGCAGAATATATCAGAGACGGTAAGATTGATGAATGGGTACAGGAGTGGGAAGCCAAGTTCACAACTCCAAGCTCGCTTGTTTATAACGAGTTTGACGACCAGATTCACGTCATCCCACCGCAGCTTATTCCGAGAGACAACATGACCTACGCTATTGGGATGGACTTTGGGTTGAAAGACCCATTTGCTGCGGTCTTCGTTGCTATCGATAAAGATGACAACTGGTATATATATGATGAGGTTTACCTCCCAGACCTTCCGGTAGATAAAATTGCTCGCATTCTACATCAGAAGATGGGCGAGCAGTACTTTACTAGAATCATTGGAGATGCAGCCGGGGCTACCGAAATTGCTTCGCTGAGATCAAAAGAACTAGGTGATATGCGAGTTTGGGTAACACCTTCTAAAAAGGGTAAAGATTCTATCCGTGGTGGTATCCGCCAGGTCAAGACTAAATTATATGTCCGTGAGCATACTGGAAAACCAAAACTATTTGTCGGACGCAACTGTAGTGCCACTATTAAGGAGTTTCAATCTTACAAGCGAATGCGGGATGCCTTCGGAGAAGTCTCAGACACCCCAGAAGATAAGAATAATCATTTGATGGATTCCCTCAGATATTTGGTACTTGACCAGATGAGCGGTGCGAAACCAATCCCGAAGGCGAAAAAGACATATACTGCATCTGGACGCTTGGTTTCATGATGTGTATAATATAGCACATGAGAGTAAAACATGTCAACGAAACAACCAAAGAGTTTAATGGGTATCGCTACTTTAGGCAAAGAGATACAAGAAGCGAAGAAATAAAGCTGCTGGCTACAACTATTTGAGAACTTACCAATGTAACGTATGTGAGAAATGGCATGTAACAGCTCAAGTTGACCAACTTAACCATATAAAAGGAGAGTAGGGAATGACGCTCAATGAAATTGTGCACACAGTAGCCATGAGAACGATGGCTAAGAATATTTACGTTGACCTTGATGGTACATTACACCCTCATAAGTTTCCATCGGAAGGGTTATGGCACTTTGACGGTCAATTCTACTATTTACCTAAGCGTAACTCCGCACAATAAGGAGGGAGAGTAGCTATGAAAGTAATAGATGGTATTGTTCCACCAGCAACCAAAGAGATGCAAAAAGGGCTGCAAGATTCTGCTCTAACAACTGTAAGATGAATGGTCGCAGGAGAAGGTTGCGTGGTTTACCAGAGGATGCCCCTCGTGATAAGCTCTAGGTAGGAGAATCAAATGGACAATAAATACTTTGTAACAGATGATACGGCACTTGCAGCTTACCTCTACCTCTGTGGCTTAGAGTTTATGGAGGGCACGCTTTGGACAACCGGAGTAAGAAATAAAAAGTATATTATTGTCGATACTCCTGAACGAAAGAAGCACGAGGAAGATTTTTACCTGCGACGCACCCACGTAGCCCCTATGGACTACCATGATGCCCGAGTCACCGTATCTAGGTTCTTAAAAAGAGAGTGTCGAGACCCTCGCTTCGATAGCCTATAAGTGCTAGAATAAGAGAAAAAGGAAACAAAAATGCAACCAAACTCAAACGACCCTCTACAACCTCTAAGACAAATAAGTGCAGCCCAGGGTGCAAGTTCGTTCCACGAGCAGCAACCAGCAGACGCTAAGGCTACCAAGCCTCAAAAAGTTGAACCGCCTAAGCGAACCATAAACACAGAACAAGAGCAGAAAAAATGGTCTGACCGCTTTGAAATTGCCAAGACGTACCAGCAACCACTATTCGAGAAGTGGTCGAAATGGTACGACGACATGTATGCTCACGTAACAAACCAAAACCTCGCTCCATGGCGATCAAAGGTATACATGCCTATCATCTCCTCTAAGGTGTGGGATTTGATTTCTCGCTTTATCCAGTACCGACCAGGCTGGGAAGTGGACATCCGTACTCTTCCAGTAAACACATTGTCAAAGGAAGCCTTTGATTTATACATGAAGGAAATGAATCGTCGAGCTGAGGTTGTTAAGATGAAGCTCAACTACGACTACGACTGCCCTCTCATGGAAGATTCTATCCAGGACGAACTGTTAGCAGTGATGTTGGATGCCTGTGTTACTGGGCAAGGTCTCGGACGAGCACCCTACCTTACCAAGTCTACTGACTATAAAAGTTATCCACAGGGTGAAGCTGGTGGTAACGACTACTCGAAAGTTAAAACTGACACCGCACAAGAAGGCTACAATGCCTTCACGAGCGTTAATATATTCAACTTCTTCCTGAAACCAGGAGCGAAATCTCTACAGAAATCTCCCTGGATAATTATTGCTGACCAGGTTCCAGTTTACGAACTAGAGCGTGACCCTAAGATCGACAAGACTAAACTAAAAACCCTAAAAACAGGAGCGATCGTCAACGAGTTTGCCCGCTACGAGGCTTCACGAAACCGTCTCGTGACCACTGAAGATGCCAACTCCCTCGACACTACTACTCAGATGGCACAAGTTTACGAGTGCTGGGATAAAGAATGGAACGAATTAGTAATCTACGGCGTTGGTGAAACCGGATGGGTTGAGCTTTACAGAGGTCAGAATGTTTATTGGCACAAAAAGTACCCACTGGTTGCATTCTACATTCGACGTAAACCGCAGCAATTCTGGGGTGAATCAATCTTTGAAAACTCAGAAACTCTACAAGCTGCTATTAACGATGTATTCAATCACTTCATGGATTCGCACAACATGGCTGATGGTATGGTTGCGATTGAAGAAGGCTCTGTCGTTGAGCCTTACGTCATTGAACCAGGTGGCGAACTTCGTTACCGAGGGGAGATTCCTAAGCAGTTCAAGTTCCCATCACCAGATGCAAACAACGTACAGACCGCAATGAATGTTATCAATGGTGCCATCGAGAATGCGACCATTTCTCAGTATGCATCAGGTGTACCTAATAGCTCCACCGACCAAACCCAGGGTACAGCCACTGGTGTAACAAGAATGATGGAAGCAGCAGCAGAAAAAGTTGGCTTTATGCGATCTAACTTCCGCCGATCATGGCGTGAGGTTGGGCAGATGTGGCTTTCTAACACCCAGCAGTTTATGCGTACCGACGCTGTTTATCAAGAAACAGTCCGGGGAGAGACTCAGACCACTATTCTTCGACCAGAAGATATGACAGGCATATTCGGTGTAAAGATTGACGACAACTCATTTGAACCAGTATCTAAAGATCAGAAACGAACAGACTTCCTTGCATTCAAAGACTTCACACTTCAGATTCAAGCTGCATCTGTTGAGCAGGCTGCTCGCACGCAAGACCCTAACCAGGCTCTTAATATAGACTTCAACGAGTTCTTCACTCGTGGTGCCGAGCACTTTAGTGAAAACTCCGGTCACTTTATTGTGGATAATACTAAGATTACTCCACAGCAACCAAGTGAACCGATTGCTCAAACTCCACCTACCGACCCTAATGCTCCACAACCAGAGCTAACTGAACCGATGACCCCTGAAGATGCTGGTGCAATTAGCGAAGATGGCGTACAATCTGACGGTAAGAGTATGCCAAATACCTTCCCGATTAGAAGCGTAAACTCACCAGTATTGGCGTAAGGAGAAGAAAATGTCTGACTACACACAAGACCTAGCAAAAAAACTTGAGGCAGCTCGTAAGCGATTACGTGATGCTCGAGAGATCAAAGCCCTTAAAAGCTCAGCCCCCACCCTATTCGAGATTATTGATACCGAGATTAGCCTCCTAGCCAACCGTGCACTAGCTGGCGATAAGCCTCTTGGATATGAAGAGTACCTATCTGCTCACGGTGAAATGAAGATGGCAAAACGGATTCGCAATCTTATTGACGGTAAAGAAATGGAAGAAGACCAAGCTTCTCAAGAAGTTGAAGCTATATCTGGTCAACTAAAGCAATTCCAAGATGACGCAAAGAAGCAACAGTAGAGAAGAAGACGACCGCCGGGCAGAAGGCTCGAGGACAAGGATGGAAACTACCCATGGTGGTGAATTAGTTGAAGCAATCGCTCCGGAAGAATTGCAGCCAGTGAACGATGCATCTTGCAAACATGAGAATCTCGTACCCGACCCAACTGAGACCGACTTCAATGCATTTACATGTGCTAATGAAAAATGCGGAGTTGTGTTATTATTTGATAAGACAAACTAAATGGAAGGAAAATAGAAAATGGAACCATCAGCTCAAGACGTAGCAGCAGTACAAGCAAACTTAGACGGAGGGCAGCCGGTATCTCAGCCAGCTCCCCAGGTACAACAGCCTGCTCCGCAACCAGCACCAACGTACACACCAGGGGTAGCAACTCCTACGCCAGCTCCTCAGCAGCAACCAGCTCAACCAACACCGCAGCCTGCTCCGAGTCAGCAACCACAAGACCCATTCTCAATGTTTGGGGCATCACAACCTACGCAGCCGACTGAGCAAGTGCCGACTCCACAGCCAACACGAACGCCTGTGGAACCCTCTCAGCCTGCTACCCAAGAACCACAAATAACAACTCCAGCAGCAAGTACTGCTGCCCCAGTTGAAACGCAGTACCAGACCTTCGATCAGTACATGGAAGAAGTCACTGGTCAGATGGGTACTCCACCTGAAATGCCAGATATGAAGAACGTCAACCCAGATGATGAAGAAAGCGTAAAGACATTCTTTGACGATCTTGTTAATACAGCAGTAGAGAAGGCATCTCAACAGATGTCACGCACTTCAGCTATCCAAGCGACTGAACGCCGATTATGGGATGAAGCATTCACCACTTATCCAACCCTGAAGGCGAACAGAAACCTACGTGATATGGTTCACGCCATCCGTATTGGGGAATTTAATAAGGGTATTGCGATCACCCCAACCCAAGCTGCCGATCGTTTACTTGATGCTCTTAAAGGACAATACCAGCAAGGTATTGCCGACAACCAAGTACAGACAACAATCGAACAAGTACAGCCTACAGGCGGTGGTAGTCAGCCAATTCAAACTACCAACGATCAACAATCTGTTTTGACCTCTCTACAAACTGGTGGCGAGGAAGCCCTGGCTGCTTATCTGGATACCCAGGTAAAAGCTGGAAGAATATAATTGTTGCATTGATTTCTGTACATGTGATATTATGTGCGTATAGCAGCAGATAACTGCGACTAAAAACAAACAAGGAGAAAAAATCATGGCAATGTCTACCAACTACAGCAACCCTGCTTTGAAAGAGGATTTGCTTAACCTTATTACTAACCTAAGCCCAACTGAAAACCAGTTAGCAACCGGACTTAAAAAGAGCAAAGCTCAAAGTTCTGTGCACTCATGGTTAGTTGATAGCTACGACGCTACCACTACAACCAGCACAGACAAGAAAACAGTTGAAGGTGCTGATTACGGTGCGGGCGACGTTACTAACCCAACTCGCAAAACTAACTACACCCAGATCATCAAGCAAGACTGGAAAGTATCAGGTACTGAGCAAGCAACTGCTCACGCTGGTATGCAGTCACCAAAGGCTTACCACATGGCTAAGTCAATGGTTCACTGGAAGAACAAGCTTGAATGGTCTCTATTAAACGGTGTAGCAGCAGCAGGTGATGCATCAACAGCTCGTGAAATGGGTGGTATCTTCGACCAAGCTACTACTAACAAAGTAGCTAACGCAGCCACCAACCTTACTGAAACTCTATTGAACGATTACTTCGCTCAGGTATGGGGTACATCAGCTAAGGCTCCAGATGCAGTTTACATCCACGGTGCAGGTAAAAGAGTTATCTCAGGTTTCACAGCCGGAACGACTAAGTTTACCAAGGTTGAAGACAAGCGACTTATCAATACTGTAGACGTTTACGAAAGCGACTTCGGTGTGGTAAAAATCTTCCTTCACCGCTTCATCAACGATGTTGTAGCAGCTCCCGACACAGGTAATATCGCTATCCTCCGTGAAGATACCTGGGCTATCGCAAGCCTTCGTGAGCCAAATAACTTCGACGCTCCAAAGGGCGGTGACTACGAGAAGGGTGCCATCATCGGTGAAACCACTCTCGAAGGTCTTTACGAAAAAGCCAACTTCGTTGGTAAGGGCTACACAAACCTTTAGCCCACTGGGTGACTAAACAAACTGGACTGTCGCAAGGCAGTCCTTTTTGGTATACTGTAATAAAAGAGGAAACAAAAATGACTACAAAAGAAAAAAAACTAGTAGACGCAGTAGTGAACGCAGCAGAATCTGGTGACCGTGCTCGTCACTGGAAAGCAGTCTACGACTTACTCAGGTTTACTAATAAGAAAGCTCGCAAAGAACAAGACGAAGTGGCAGCCGATTGTGCTCTCATGCGTAGCAAAGGCATATTTAAGAAAACAAAGAGTAAAAAGATGGGTCTCCGGTTCGGTGTCTCGATACCTCCTATGACCTGGAATGCACTCGTAGAAGCCGATCGTCTGGCGTATGGTCGCTCTGATCTGTTTAATACAGATAAAGAAGACTATAAAACCAAGGATGGTAGTAACGTAATAGTGAAGGACTTGGAAAAAGCATTTCCACAGTATAGGGTAAGCTAACATGGCACGAACAATCACTCAATCAGATGTACTAAACTTTCTTCACAACCAAATGGGTCACCGAGTCAACCCGGGCGGAACAGACGACGACTTAAAACGCTATATTCAAGAAGCTTTTGAATACTGCTGGCGATACTATAAGTGGACATTCTCACTTAAAACCGGAACCATCGGAGACGATGGTTTACTACCAGAAGACTTCGATTACGAAGGCTACCGTAGTTTTGAGGCTTTCACTGAGCAAGACCTTGCTGACCCCAATAGCACAGGAACAGTTGCGATAGTGTGGGATACAGACAATAGCCGGTATATTACTAGCCCAGTTACTGAGAGCGACATTACCTATCAGTATGAACCACCAGTACTTTCTGATACTGGGGTACCGTTCCCATCTGTATCTGTCTTGGCAGAAGGTGCACTGATCTTCGCTAAAAGAGGCGAAAACCCAACTCGAGCCGACATACAACAGGAGTGGGACGAATGGCATAGTCGACTAGATCGTTTAGTTGGACGAGCCGACAACGCAAAACCTCGACGACCTCGCAGCTATCATGACGTAGTAGGGTCTTATGTAGGTAATGTGGGGTAAGCCATGCAAGACTGGCAAAGACAACCAAGATACAAGGTACGGCAAAAAGGTGCCAGTGCTCCCTATCAAGAGATTCGAGTCATCAACCCTTCCAGGGGTCTCAATCTTCTCATTGCTGATATTCTCTCGAATGATAAAGAAGCCACCAGTGGCTCAAAGAACATCGAGTATGTAGAAGGCGGTGCAGTTCGTAAACGTATGGGTTACGACGATACGCTGACTGCTGGGCTTTCAAATGCTCCAAAGGGTCTCGGTTCTTATATCTCAGAATCCTCAAACTACCTTATTACCTCTGATGGAGGTGTGTTGAAAGGGTACCAAGCTGGTACTTGGAGTGCACTCGCTGGAGCAGTAACGCTTAACGCCAACGCAGACATTACGCTGACTTCACTATTCCAAAAGACCTACGCCTGGGACGGCGTGAGTGGTGGTATTGTGTGGGACGGCTCATCTGTAACCCGCCCAGGCACAATGCCCCGAGCCAAGTTCTCAGTTATCTATAAAGGTTATCACGTCGCCTCTGGGGTAGACGGACAACCATTCAGACTTTATTTCGCTCCAGTAGGCGAACCATCCCGATTCACTCGTGGTGGCTCAGCTCCTACAGATGGCTCACCCGATCTAACAAGTGCTGCTGGTGTACCGGGAGCAACGGTTTTCTCTGGTGATACTTCTCCACAGGCTATCGATATTAACAGAAACGATGGTCAGAAGGTCACAGGTCTTGGGTTCTTCCAGGATGTTTTGATTGTTTTCAAAGAAAACTCGATCTACCAACTGTATTTCAACGCTGAAAACGGCTTCGTAGTTGAGCGTATCTCCAGTTCTTATGGAGCAGTTTGCCACGGTGCAATTGCCTCTGTTGAAAACGATTGCTACTTCCTCACAGATAAGGGCATCTATGTACTCGGTAACGAGCCAAACTTCTACGCAGCCATCCGTACAAATGAACTATCTTCCAGAGTGAAGACGCTCTTGCAGCGAATCAATCCGAGCCAGTATGCCAAGTGCCGTGCTTACTACTTTGATGACAGGTACTTCCTAAGCGTGCCACTTGACCAGAGCACTGACTGTAACGCTATGGTTGTGTATGATCGTCGATTCTACGCCTGGGCTTACTGGGATAATATAGCAGCTAACGATCTGTTGGCTTTCAAAGATCGAGATAATACGAACGAGACCAAACTCTACTTCTCTGAGTATGGCAACGCAGCAGTATGTGAGTTTACGCCAGGCACCTATAACGATAAGGGTGAGGCGATCGAGGCGGTGTTTATTACCAGGGCGTTTGAAGGTAAAGCCGTTGACCGTGAGAAATACTGGTATGTGCTCCGCCCAATCTTCCGGCTGACTACTGGCTCAGTGCAAATCTCATTCACTACAGAGAATGGTTCACTTGGTCGTCCGGCATCGGTAGCCCCAGTTATGACTGGTGGTCTCGGTGTCGACCAGATCGGTGCTTTATTATACGGCACCTCCCAGCAAGACACGTACACAGATGGAGACTTGGGGCTGACCTCTGATGGAGACGATACTACATCATCTGAAACTGACTCCTCACATGCGATCTTTGACATCGGTATTAACATCGACTCACGTACTCTGAAGACCAAGTATATGAATAACGGTCTCAACGAAACCTTCACTCTACTGGGGTGGGTCATCTTATACCAGGTCAAAGACCCAGAACGCTTTGACGGTGCCTATACAATCAGATAAATAAAGTGCTATAATCAAGCCATAGCTAATCTGCTTAAAACAAAAAAGGAGACAAAAAATGGCAAGTTGGAAAGATAGACTAAAGAACTTGGGTAGCGGTATGGGCGTAGCCTCAGCCGGAGACCTAATATCTAACTTAGATGCAGCAAAAGACTGGGTAGAGCGATCACTCGGATTTAACCCGGCTGAACGTGGCTCATCTGGTCGAGCAAAACAAGAGGCAGAACAGAAAAAGAAAACACAGCAACGTGGCGGTGGCGGTGGCGGTGGCGGTGGCGATGGCGGTGGTGGTGCTGCTGTTAGTTCATTCTCAGCTCCAGCAGTTGACCCAGATGCAGCTCAAATTGCTGATCTTCGCTCTCGTATTACAGGCAGAGGCTCAGAGATTGCCGATGCTTACGAGATTTTATTCGGTGACCTAGATAAGCTCCTCAGAAGCCGTAGCACAGAGCTTGAAGAACAGTATGGCGACCAGCTCGAAACTGCCTCTAATACTTACGCAGAGGCTATTCCAGAAATTGATGCGAGTTACGCAGCACTTGGTGCATACGACTCTACTAACAGGGGTGATGCTCGAACTAAAGCCGACAAAGGCTTCCAGGAGACTACTAAGACAATCGGTAAGAACAAAGAAAAAGACCTCGCAGCTCTTGGTCAGTACGGTAAAGAACAACGTGCAAGATTCAAAGCTGACCGTGACGCAGCCAATCGAGCTGTCTCAAGTGCAGGTGAAACTACAGATGTAGATGCACTTCGAGGACTTGCTAACGATCTCGATACTAACCTCTCTCAAACAGGGGTTACTCGTGCTACTCTCGGTACAGACGGCTCAGCTCGTAAAGAACTCGGTAAACTTACAGACGACGCTGGAAGATATCAAGCAGCAGTCAACGCCCTCGATTCGATTATTAACAGCTCAATGAGTGGTGCAGTTAAACAGGCAGCCGTTACAGCCGTAACAGATGCTGGCGGGCTGTCCGATGTTGAGAAGAAAAAAATTCAAGACACTTACGGCAACGTATATTCTGAGCAAGCAGCTCTCTAGGAGGTAACATGGGAGGCTTCTTTACAAGAGTCGGGGACTTCTTCCGGGGAGCCTTTGGTGAAGACGATCAAGAGAGAAAGCGTCGCAAGCAGCGTGAGGCTCAAGAAGCTGCTGCCCGAAAGCAGGCTCAACCTAAGCAGAACCAGGGTATCGGGGGTTTCTTCAAGAACTCAACCGCTATTAGCTCTAACCTGAGTACTGAAAAAACTGATAAGCAACAGAAGCTCCAGCAGCAAGAAACTCAACGCCAGACCCAACAACTTAATCAATCACTCAGAGGTGATAAGAATTTCTTAGCTTTGTCAGAAGGCGAGAAACAGAGAAAAACTGGTGTAGCAGGTTCGCTATCTTACCTATACCCTGGGAAGAGTGATGATTACGAACGAAAAGTCAAAGCAGACAGACAGGCTACTACTAACAAAGACAAGTATGTTGCAGCCTACGATAAGATGACACCCGAGTATCAGAAGATTCTGGTTAATCAGGCAACTGAGAAAGCCAAAAAAGGCGACAAAGCTGCTATCAATACACTTAACGCACTCAAGGCGACAGGTCGTCTGAAGGGCGACGCATGGGACTTCATCGAGGGATACAACGATAAACTTTTTGGGGGGACTACGAGAGGCTTACTCAGAGCAGCCGACTTTGTTCTGCCAGGTAAGAATACTTGGAACTTAGAAAAGAATGCTGATAAACTAGACCCAACAAAAAATAGCACACAACAGTTTAGTCAATCTGGTAAAGCGGGTGAGACTACTGGTACTGGCATGAAAGCCGGGTTGGATATTGCCACACTGATGATTCCTCAAACAGCCATCGACAAGGGCTTGAAGGGTGTAACCATATTAGAAAAGCTAAACGATGGGAGCACGATCGCTCGCTATGGTGGGCGACTTATTCGTCTCGTGCCCGGAAGCGTGGCTGGCTCAACCATCGACGCTCTCCAACAAGTAGGACGTGGCGATAAAGTAAACGCCCCCAAAGCCGTAGGTACTGGTCTCGCCACAGATGTTGCTATCGATGCTCTCCCTGGTGGTGCTCGTTGGATTCGTAGGTTATTTGGCAAAACTAACGCAGAAGACGTAATTGATGACGCTCTCAAGCAAGCAGATAACGTAAAAACTGCTGTCACTCAAGGTTCTCGAGTGGCAGATGACGCAACACCCGCCTATCAACGTGGATTCGGTACACCGGAACCCACAGCCCGCCAAGCCTACGAAGCAGAACGCAGTGCTGCCAGGGGTGAAGGTAAAACATTCCGCAGAATGCAGGATGAAGGGCTTAACCCAGGCGATGTAAACGATATTCCAGCCTACCAACGTCGTAATTCCGACGAAGTTATCAAAGATGCTGAAGATGAGCTTGCAGATGTGAACAAACAGCTCGACACTGCTCCAGAACAGGCGATAGAGTCGTATAAGTTCCGTGAACAACAGCGATTAGCCGAGGCAATCAGGGAAAACCCGGAAGCTCGGGACGCTCTCATCGCAAATTACCAGCGAAAACTAGCAGCCGTCGACAATTTCGACAATCTTAACGAATATCGCAAGACTCTTGAGGGCAGAAAAGCAGAACTTGAGCAGTTAATTGCAGATCAGAAGGTAGTAAAAGAGAAAACCGACGAACTTCTCGCTAAGCAGGCAGATGAAGCAGCGAAAACAGTAGATGCCCAGCAAGCAGCCACTGCTGAGGTACAAGCTGACCAGGCAGCCCGCACTGCTCCCGCCCCAGGCGAGGTTGTTCAAGAGGCTCCTACCCAGGGTTCACCAGAACTCCAGGCAAACCAGGGCACTCGCCAATCAACAGAGGATATTCTTTACGGAGATACCAACACCTTCCAAGAAAGAGGTGGATTATCTGCCGGACAGCGATTATCCCCAGATAGACTTATTCGTGAAAGAGTTACCCGCCCAATCGGTGAGGCAATTGATAATCTAGCCGAAAAATTACAGACGAGCAATAGCCGATTCGGTAGATTCTTCGGTAGAGGCGGTACTGGGTTCAGTCGAGAACTAGGTGTTGACGCAGCTACTCAGACTGCTCGTATGCAGCTCCGTGGTGGCATTGAAGCTGGTAAGGTAAACCGCCAAAGCATTGCTGATCTAGGCAAGGGTATGACAGATGAGCAACTAGCTGATGTATGGGCTACGATTGATACAGAATACGGCTCTCGTCTTGGTAAAAACATCTCAGTTGAGAATCTATCTCCAGAACAGCAGGCATTACGCCAGAAACTCGTGGACATCCGGGACAACACTACTGTTGAGAACATGCGTCGTGGTCTTATTACTAAAGAACAGGCTGCTAATGGTGATTACATAAACCGTGACTACTCAGTCTTCTATGAACCCGACAGTGAAGTCGGTCAGTTTGAACGTGGCTTCAGAGGGGAACTTCTTAACCAATATAAAGGACGAAAACAGGTTTCAGACGAGTTAATCGAGAAAGCTATCACAGACCCTACCTACTTGGTAGGAAAGAAGCAGGCTCAGAGTGAAGCAGCCTGGGCAATGCAAGATTACGGTAATTACCTTGCTCAAAGTGGCAAAGTTGTAGATCAAGCCCAACCAGGCTACGTGCAACTACCAGATACACCACTGTTCGGTGATGCTGCTGGTAAGTTTGTACCAAGAAACCTAGCGGAAGATTTCACCGGGTTCCAATATGATATGGCTATTACATCTGCTTTCAACGACATGATTACCGCTTACGACAGACTCGGTATACGCCAAGCTAAAAAGCAATTACTGACAATCTTCAACCCAGCAGTTCGTCTCGGTAACCAGGTCACCAACCGTGGCATCTTCTCGCAGCTAAGTGGTATCAACCCAGTAAGATTCAACATTGCCATGCAAGCTGCTAAGGATGAAATGGCTAATCAGGGTCAGCTTTACAGAGAGGCTGTACAGCAAGGTTTAACAGGGGTGGATATTACTCAGGCTGAGTTCTTTGCCAATCGGATTGCCAAAGCAGGTGAGGATGTAGACAAAAATATCGCTAAGAAAGCCCTAGACTGGGCTCGAACCAGCTACTCAGGTGCAGATGACCAAGCTCGTGTAGCAGCCTATATGGTCAAGCGACAACAGGGGTACGACCCGGTTGAAGCTGCCCGCCAAGTTCAACGAGGCTTCCAGGACTACAAGTCAGTTGGTTTCTTCTACGATATGGCAGCTAAAACTCCAATCATCGGTAACGCTTTCGTAAGATTCGCAGCCGATTCTATGCGTATTGCCAAGAATGCAGCAGTAGATCACCCACTCAGAACACTTGGAACAATCGCAGCGTGGTCTGCATTTACTAACGGTATGAGCGTATTGTCAGGTGAGAGCACTGCAGGAGAAGGTAACGCAGCTCAAAAAGCCTTCAATCTTGTTACGGGTAGTGCAAAGTCAGAGGCTCAGAAGGAACGTGAGAACCGCTTTGGTGCTCCTAAACTACCGTTCACCAATATATCTGCAGCAGTACAAACTCCGTTCGGAGAAGTTAACGTTGCTCGCTTTATGCCGTGGTACTCACTCAATGATATTGATGGCGGTAGTGTGGTACAGAAGATGCTACCACTATCGCAGTTGCCATTCGAGCAAGGTGAAGACGGTAAGTTCAAGCTAAACCCACAGGCTATGAATGACCCATTACTCGGTCAGTTTGTACAGCTTGCTATGGATGAAGACTTCCGTGGTAAATCAATCCGTGACCCGAAGGCTAACGGAGACAAGTACGCCATGGCTCCACTATCTGGTGAAGATCAGCTCAAGAACGTGGCTCGCTTCTTATTCAACAACAACGGTGGGCGTGAGATTGACCAGCTTGTATCCGCAGCCACTGGCAACCCAGACATCTACGGTAAAGACCGCAATATCTGGCAGGCACTGGCTCGTGATGCTGGCTTCAAGATCGAACAACAAGGTGCAGAACAAGCCAAAGACCGTGCTTCAATGAAGTCCTACATAGAGGATAAAGCCGAGATTGACAAACAGCTTGAGGGAATGAGTCCTGGTGCACAGGAAGCCTGGAAGCGATTGACTGGATACTATAAGCTCCGTGAACAGGTACCTAACGAGTTTGAACCAGGTGAGACCAGAGATAAAAAAGCTGAAGTTTACGAGTTTTCAGAAGATAAATGGAAAGACTTTGCTGCTCACCCAGAGTTGTATAAGCTCATGGTTGATAAAAAGAAGCGTGAGTTTGAGCGAGATGGCAAGCCTATCCCGCCAGAGTTCGATGAACGTCTCTCAGATTCGTTCCGTACCCAGATTCTCCAGAACAAGATGGTTGCCCCCGGTGATGATGCTGAACTAGATCAACGCATGTACTCTACCCCTGAGTGGGACTACTACATGAAACTCAAAGATGAGTACAAGAAAGAAGCCTCTAAGTACTACCCTGAATCAGATAAAGACGACTTCGATGATGAAACCGTTAAGTATGAAGATGGCAAGTTCCCAGAGAAACCGGACATCCTAAAAGCCTATTCAGCAGCATACAAACAATACGCCGATGGGCAAGCAGCGAAACCTCAATGGAATGATGCTTTAACGGCTGCTAAAGAGGCTTACAACCGTGAGACGCTACAATGGACAAATACAGCCAGAAAAGCTCGTGGGCTGCCCGCAATTACGTGGGACGTATGGGATAACCCAACCTTCGGGTTCGATTCAACGCCTTCAGGCGGTGGCTTCGGCTTCGGGCGAGGTGGCGGAGGGGGTGGTCGTGACGTGAATACGCTCACCGAGTTGACAAACTTCTCAAACGGTGTGAAAAGATACGACCCGGTTGAGGCTCAAGCAATGCCTAACACAGTTGCAATTTTCCAGAAACTGATGGCTCCAAGAGGCGGAGGACGTGCAAAACCCAAATTAGGAGCTAGTAGCAGTGGCAGATAAATGGTAAGATAGTAAAAAAGGAAAACAAACATGGGTCATCAAAACTTTTTCGCCACAAGACTAACAACAGACATCGGTGCATCAGACACCACAATTACTTTAGAGACAGCTCCAACAGAGACATCCGGACGGCTCGTTCTCGAAGCTCGTAACCCGACTCAGCGTGAGATCATCAAGTACACAGGGGTAGCAGGTAACGACATTACAGGTGTTACCAGAGGCGAAGGTGGAACCTCCGCTAAGACCCACACTCGTAATGCTCTCGTAGAGATGAATCTCACAGCCGAGGATATTCAAGACCTATATGATGCTTACGATTCATTCGTAGCTTCCAACGCTAACGGATGGGTAGACCTTCTTTCAGCTCCTAATACAGTCACAGCTTTAGGCAACAGATCATACTCGATGGTATTTAATGGTGTAGATCACACTGATCTGATCTCCCCAGGGATGCGACTGAAACTTACCCGTACAGTAACAGCTCCTACTCAATGTGCAGACCTCGAGAGTGGGTCATCTCATTACTTTAATAAGACCTCGCCCTCGGGTATGACGTTCACTGATGACTTCACAGTAAGTGCATGGGTGAAGTTAGAGAGTTATACGGGGGGTGCTCAGACAATTGCATCTAGATATAATGGCACATCAGGGTGGGCTTTAGAAGTACAGTCATCGGGGCAGGTAGCCATAATCGGATGGAATAATAACTCTGCTAACTATTCCCAAATACTATCCGCCCAATCTGTCCCTCTAAATAGGTGGGTTCATATTGCAGCACAATTAGACATGTCGGCTTTCACAGCCACCACCACTACTTCTTACGTGATGATAGATGGTGTAAATGTGCCTGGTACAGTGTCAAGAGGAGGCACAAGTCCTACGGCTTTAATACAGGCAGGTAATTTAGAGATTGGCTCAAAAAACGCAGGCTCTTTCTTCGACGGCAAAATAGCCCAAGTAGCAATCTACTCAGCTAAAGTAACTCAAGCTAACATACTAGCTACAATGGCACAAGGCTTAACAGGTTCAGAAACCTCACTTATTTCAGCATACTCATTTAATAATACTTTGAATGACCTATCAGCTAATGCCAATAATCTTACAGCTCAGAACTCCGCAGTTGCTA